GCCCCATTTAGTCAGGGCTGACCATCACCAACAGCACAATTGATTCGTCTGTAATCGGTGGAAACAGCCCCGCCGCGGCGTATTTCACGACCGCCCAGGTCGCAGCTACCCCGACCGCCGACCAAGACGTGGCCAACAAGGCTTACGTCGATTCGGTGGCCCAGGGGCTGGACATCAAGGCGTCGTGTCTTTACACCACGACCAACAACATCACGCTGTCGGGCTTGGCAGTACAGGCTGGGGGCGACTGGTCATCAACGCTGACCGCAAGCGACCGCATTCTGGTCAAAAACCAGACCAACCTGGCTGAAAACGGCATCTATGCCGCGTCAGCGACGGGCTGGACACGCACCGCGGACATGAACAACTGGGCCGAAGTGCCTGGCGCGTTTACGTTTATTGAGGATGGCGCGACCTTGGCATCCACCGGCTGGGTGACCACCGCGGGATCGACGGGCACCATCGGCGTGACCAATATGCCCTGGACGCAGTTTTCAGGGGCTGGAACGTACACCGCGGGCAACGGGCTGCAACTGATTTCCAATGCTTTCTCGGTCAAGCTGAACGGCACCAGCCTGGACGCCAGCGCCAGCGGGCTGCGGATTTCTACGACCTACGCGGGTCAGACCAGCATCACGACGCTGGGCACCATTGGAACGGGCGTGTGGGAAGCCACCGACGTGGCCGTGCTGCATGGCGGGACGGGCGCATCGGACGCCGCAGGGGCCAGAGCAAACCTGTCCGCAGCCGTCTTAGGGGCCAACAACGACATCACTAGTATGTCGGCCATTACAGGCGCGATTGCGACCCCGACGTACATCGACTTCAATTCGACCCAAAGCCCGCTGCCGACTGATGCGACGGCGCGGCTGTACTACAACAGCGACGACCAATTCCAGACCCTTTCCTTCCGCATGAACGGCAACGTGGTGCAGAAGATTGGCGAAGAACTGTATTACAGGGTCAAGTGTTCGTCGGCGGTCACCAAAGGCCAGGTGATCATGTTCACGGGCACGTTGGGCGCATCTGGTGGCCTGACCGCGGCACCAGCTACGGGCCTGACCAAAGATCAATCGCAGTACGTTCTGGGGATTGCCGCCGAATCGGGCAACACCAATGCCTGGATTTTTGTCACGGCCTTTGGCGAAGTCAAAGGAATCAACACCACGGGCGGCGCTGAAGCCTGGGTGCAGGGCGACGAACTGTATTACAACCCCTTGGTGACTGGCGGGCTGACCAAAACCAAGCCATCGGTTCCGAATGCCATCGTGCTGGTGGCCGCGGTTGTCCATGTTGGCACGTCCAACGGCATTTTGTTTGTGCGGCCCACCTATGGGTCGGTTTTGGGGGGCACTGATGGAAACGTTCAGTTTGGAACCCTTAACAACCTTGACGTGCTGCAATACAACGGCACATATTGGACAAACGTCGCAGCCAGCACCCTATCGGTCAGTTTCGCAACCACGGCTGGAAGCGCGGGAAGCGCAACGACCGCCACAACGGCCACAAATCTTGCCGGTGGTGCAGCGGGCAGTCTCCCGTACCAGACAGGTGCCGGTGCTACTACGTTCCTGGGATTGGGAACCAGCACCTACATCTTGACCGCGGGCGCGAGTGCGCCAGGCTGGACGAACCCATCCAGCATCACGGTTGGAAACGCAACAAACGCAACAAACGCAACGACCGCAACCAACCTAGCCGGTGGTGCAGCTGCCAGCATTCCCTACCAAACAGGGGCAGGGGCGACCACGTTCCTGGCGTCTGCGGCTGGCGATGCAGGAAAAGTCCTACAGAGCAACGGCGTGTCGGCCCCATCATGGGTCACGCCCGTGGCCTACGCAACGGTCACCGACGACACGACGACGAATGCGACCTACTACCCGCTGCTGGCCAACCAGACCGCGGGCAACTTGACGACAACCTATTCATCGTCCACCAAGCTGCAATTTAACCCGTCCACCGGCCTGATGACGGCCACCGGGTTCAGCGGGTCGGGCGCGAACCTGACTAGTCTGCCCGCGGGCCAACTGTCGGGCACCATCCCGTCGGGGGTGCTGGGCAATAGCAGCCTGTTCATCGGCACCACGTCGATTGCACTGAACCGCAGCAGCGCCAGCCAGAGCCTGACCGGCGTGAGCATTGACGGCAGCGCAGGATCGGCAACTACGGCGGGCACAGCCACGAACGCCAACAACATCGCAATCACCGACGACACGTCCACGAATGCGGACTACTATCCCGTCTGGGTCACCAACAGCACGGGGAACTTGCCCGCCAAGGTGACCAGCACTAAACTTAAATTCAACCCGTCCAGCGGCGTTCTGACGACGACTGGCGGCATCGGTGGGGGTGCGTTTTGAACTACACATGGAAAATCTTGAGCATCAAAGCCAAGGACGGGCTGATTACCCAGGCCCAGTACCATGCCCGCGTGGCCGAAGGCGAAGCTGCGGTGGAAACCGAGGGCACCTGGTTTTTCAAGGGCCAGCGCCTGGTTGTGCCGTTTGAAAAGGTCACCGAAGAAATGATCGTCGGCTGGATCAAGAACGAATCTGACGGTCTGATCGAAGCGCGGATGGCGCAACAGTTGAAGAACCTGGCCGCACGGGATGAAACACCGCTGCCTTGGATGCCCCAGGTGTTCAAACCCAAATTTGAGGAATAACTATGGCAGTCAACCTTTCACCTGTTTTCGGCGTTGCTGGGCAACTATTCGACAACAACGGCAATCCGCTGGCCGGTGGGAAGATTTTTACCTACTTGGCCGGGACGACCACGAACGCCACGACCTACACCAGCAGCAACGGCAGCATTGCCCACAGCAACCCCATCATCTTGGACGGTGCTGGGCGTGTCCCGTCGGGCGAAATCTGGCTGACTGACGGCATCACCTACAAGTTTGTGGTGCAAGATGCCGCCAACAACCTGATCGGCACTTACGACAACCTGACCGGCATCAACAGCAACTTTGTCGCGTTTACAAACCAGCAGGAAATCCAGACGGCCACGGCAGGTCAGACGGTCTTTAACTTGACCACCATGCAGTATCAGCCTGGCACGAACAGCCTGTCGGTGTTCGTTGATGGCGTGAACCAGTACGGCCCAGGCGCACAGTACGCCTACGTTGAAACGGATCAAGACACGGTGACTTTTGTGTCAGGTCTTCACGTTGGCGCGTCGGTGAAATTCACCACGTCGCAGTTAAATAGCAGCGGTGCTGGCGATGCATCGCAAATTTCCTACACCGCGCCATTTGCTTTGTCTGTAACGACAAACGTTGAAGACAAATTGGCGCAATACGTCAGCGTCAAGGACTTTGGCGCTGTCGGCGATGGCGTAGTTGATGACACCACGGCCATACAAAACGCGCTGACGGAATCTGCGGGTAAGACGGTATTTTTCCCGAATGGCGTGTACAACATCAGCAACATCATTTTTGTTGACAGCAACACGGCGATTTACGGATATGGCGCGACGCTGTTCTGTACCAACGCATCTGCTGGTGGAACTGGCGTCTACATCACAGACCCGACCTATCTGGTTGGTGTTGAAAACGTCACGATTTACGGCCTGAAAGTTGATGGAAACCGAGCCGGTAGAACGCCGCCTGGTGCTGGCGCGTTGTTCTATGTGTCATCTGGCAAAAATCACACTTTAGTTGATTGCGTTGCGGTTAATTCCACTATTGACGGATTCCAGATTGCAGGAGACACCAGTTGGGCTGGTGGCGTCAATAAAAACACCAGAATGTACAACTGTGAAGCAGACAATTCCTATCGGAATGGCCTGTCAGTTGTTGGCACTGACAACTTTGTTGATTACGGCGGCAAGTACCACGACACCAACGGAACCAGCCCAGAAATTGGCGTAGACATTGAACCCAACGGCGCAACCAGCCGCAATTACGGTTTTGCGTTTTACGGAACGCACGTTTATGACAACGCCCTTCACGGCATTTCGGTAAACGGATCGTCTGGCACCAACACCAAAGGGTTGATGTCAGGAGTTGTGTCAACTGGCAACGGTGGATATGGTTTTCAATGTGACCAAGCTATGAGCAACGTGAGAATTCACGCGCCACAAGCCAGCAACAACACACTTGGATCGTTTGATACTAGCGGTTATGCCTACGATCAAGACAACTTAAGCGAGCGCACAATTTACAGCGCAAGAGTGCGTAAGAGTGTCGGCCAGAACGTGACATCTGCGACCTTTGTTGATGTGACCAGTACGACGGTGACATACACGCCAAGATACCCAAACTCTGTGACCAGGCTGCGGGTCAAAGGCAACTATTCGTTGATAAATTCTTCTGGTACCGTTGTGTCCGCCTCAATACAACTTATCAACACAGGGACATCTGCGGTTGTAGATGATTGTTCTCCCATCATTCAGGTCAACAACAACGGGTCAAATGCCCTGCGCCAAGATGGCACATTCTTCATGGCTGGCCAAGAAAACAACGTCGGCGTGACGCCCGTCAGCTACAAAGTCCAAGCAAAATTGAACAGTGGAACGTCAATAGACATTGGCGGTGTTGAGGTTATTGCTGAAGAAGTCAGCGGGGGTTAACGATGGCACAGACAGGCTACACCCCAATCCTCATCTACAGCAGCAGCACGGCGGCGCAAGCCCCTGCTGTGGGCAATTTGACCAATAGCACGTTGGGGTCAGAACTGGCCATCAACATCACCGACGGCAAGCTGTTCTACAAGGACAACGCCAACGCGGTGCAGGTCATCGCTTGGAAGGTTACGCCAACGAGCGCGGGCGGCACGGGGCTGACCAGCTACACCGCGGGCGACCTTCTGTACTACGCCACCGGCACCACGTTGACCAAGTTGGGAATTGGAAGCGCTTATCAACACCTTGGCGTTAATGCTGGCGGCACTGCACCTGAGTGGCAAGCATCGGCCAATTCTGTTTTGACGGCCCAGGGCGACATGTTGTATGCATCGGCTGCAAACACTTTGGCGCGGTTGGCCAAAAACACCACGGCTACCAGGTATCTGTCAAACACAGGCAGCAACAATAACCCGGCCTGGGCACAAGTTGACCTGACCAATGGCGTGACTGGCACTTTGCCTGTTGGCAATGGCGGCACTGGGTTGGCCACCTTAACTGCCAATCGTGTTTTGTACGCATCGGCGACAAATACTGTCGGCACATCTGCAAATTTGACGTTTGATGGGACAACGCTACAAATTACTAGCGGAAGTTTTAACTTAGGCGCTGGTGGTGCCAATGGCTTTATCAGCGGCAACACTTGGTACGGGATCAATTCTGGCGATTGGGTCTTCCAAGCGGGCAATGCATCACAAGGGTTCCGCTGGAACGGCAGCAGCGGCGGCGTCCGAATGTATTTGGACAATAACAGCAACTTGTTGTTGGGCACAACGTCCAGCCCTGCTGGAAGCGGAAATTTTTTAATCAACAACGGCAACGTAATTCAGGGAACCGCCGCTAAAGGATTTAACTTTACCGCCAACAGCGCAGCCGCTGGCATGACCAGCCAGTTGCTGAACTGGTACGAGGAGGGTACGTTTACGCCAACTATCATTGGTACATCAACTGCGGGCACTGGTACTTATAACGCGCAAGGTGGACGTTATACCCGCATTGGCCGCGTTGTAACTTTTCAGTTATATGTTGACTGGTCAGCGCATACAGGCACAGGAAACATGGAAGTGGCCGGTTTGCCTTTTACCTCAAACACAACCGGCGATTTATATTCAGCAGTGGCAATCCGCGCAAACAACATTGCATTGACGGCAGGGTATTATTTGCAAGGGTTTATCCTCAACAACTCAACGCAAATTCGACTTGGGCAATATCCAACCGGGGGAGGCGCTCAAGCAGCCGTTCCAATTGACACCGCTGGAAGCCTAATAATTTCCAGTCAATACATTGTTTAAGGAATAATCATGACGTTAACCAAAGCAACTTACTCCATGCTTGACGGCGCTGTCGTCAATATTCTTGATTTTGGCGCAACAGGTGATGGTGTTACTGATGACGCTAATGCAATTCAAGACGCGATAGACGCAGTTAGCACAAACTTTAACACTGGCTACGGCGGCACGGTGTTTTTCCCCAAAGCCATCAATAACGGAAATAATTGTTACCTTATCAACTCCACCGTTGAAGTTCCCCCTGGCGTTATCTTGGCCGGTGAAGGAATTGGTAATGCTAGCAATGTGTCTGGTTCGGCAATCAAAGTCAATTTTGATGGTGTTGGTATTCGGTTCATTCGGCGCAATCCAAGCGCATCGCTGTTCTATAACGGCGGTATGCACGACATTGCAATGCAGGGTACTGGCGGGTCTTCAACTACGGCTCAACGCCTTGTTGAACTAGGCGACTCGGCGCAAGTTAACACTCAAAACGGCGCGTGGAACGGGTTTATTCGCGATTGTTTGTTTAATAACACTCGCGGATTCGGCATTTTTTCTTCTCATTCGCAAGAATGGTTGATTGAACATAACATGTTCCGCGAGTGCAATCGCGCAATCAATTACAGCACAGTGCCAGCATCATCCCGCGTCGAAAACAACACGTTTATCAATGAGTCGGCAACGCCGTGTGATTACGCAATAAATTACGAACCCGGTGCATTAGGCGGCGCTGCCGGGTTTGTGTTCAAGAACAACTATGTTATCGGCTTTGATTACGGCGTCTATGTTGCTGGCTGCAAAGGCGTGGTTATTGCAGACAACGTTTTTGAAAGCACAAAAGAATACTCTATTCATGCGTCAACCACTACATTTACAGGCACAAGCCTTGGATTGACCGACGCTGTATTGCCAAGTTTGGATATTCGGGGAAACACATTCATCGCCCCGGGGGCTGGCGGCAACGCTACAAATGCTATTTATTTTGCAAACACTCGAAATTGCAACGTATCAAGCAACTATGTGCTGTCGCCTTACGCAACGCTTGGCGCAATTTTGGAAGTTTATCAAGACGCACCAAACACTTGCGTTGACAACAACGTAGAAGCCCCGTCTTTACAAGGCAATAATTCAGGGACAGTGCCGCTGTATAACACGGCAAATACGGTTTGGGGTCAGCAATATGTTACGGCGTTCAAAAAAGAACAAGTGCTTTCCGCAAATTCCACTACAGCGTCTGCTCTTGGCCTAATTTCGATCATTTTGCAAAATGACGCTATAACAACCTTTGCCACCCTGTCAAATGGGCAAGAAGGACAGTGCGTAACCATTCATTCTGTGAACGCTGCTGCAACGGTGACAATTGACGGCAACACGCTTGTCATTCCGCAGTACGCTTGTGCGACCTATCAGTATTCAACTTTTTATACTGGATGGCGCTTAATCAGTAAATCGTTTTGACTTGACAAGCGCTTTCTTAACGCATAACCATGATCCCAAAAGACAAACAGCAACACCTCCTAATGGGCGCGGCTTGTGCTGCGGTCTTGTGGGCTATTCACTTTGCGCCTGTTTGGGCGGCTGTGGCCATCGGAAGTGTGCTGTTTGGGGTGTTTTACGAAGTGCAGCAGTGGTATCGTAAAGAAGGCATTCCAGATGTCTGGGATGCAATAGCGACCGCACTGCCAGGCGTCATTGTGGGCGCAATTCTGTACATGAAGGGCTAAAAATGACAACACCCTACGACATCATTACCCGGTCAATGAAGGACATTGGGGCTTTGGCCGCGGGCGAAATCCCGACAGCAGACGAAGCCCAAGACGGGCTGGACTTGCTCAACGACATGATCGCCCAGTGGTCAAACGAGAACATGATGGTGTTCTACCGCACCGAAATCATCTTCCCGTGCGTTCAGAACCAGGTGCAGTACACCATCGGGCCAGCGGGCAACGTGTCGGCCAGGTTCGTGGGGTCAATCAGTGGCACCACTTTGACCGTGCCTGTGGATGGCGTGACCAAAGGTGCCATCACTATGGGCATGACCCTGACCGGCCCTGGGGTGCTGCCTGGCACCACCATTGTGGGATTTGGGACTGGCGCTGGCGGCAACGTCAACGAAGGCGGGACGTACACGGTCAGCCGCGGCCATACAACGCCCGTGGTGACGCAGATCATCGACGCCTACTACCAGCGCCCCCTGACCATTGAATCGGCGTTTGTGCGGGTCAACACCACGTCCAACGGCGTCCCGATCTACGGCGGCGGTCTGGACTACCCCATCGCCATTTTGAGCCTGGAAGAATACGAATCCATCGGCCTGAAGTCACTGAACGGCCCGTGGCCCAAGTCCATCTACTACCAACCGTCCGAGCAGCTGGGCACGATCTACGTTTGGCCCAATCCCGCCCAAGGCGAGATGCACCTGTTCACGCAGACCATCTTCCGCGAGTTTGGCGACCTGTACGGCACGATGGAATTCCCGCAAGGCTACAACATGGCGCTGCGCTGGTGCCTGGCCGAGCGCATGATGCCCATGTTTGGCAAGGTCAATCAGGTGCAGGTGGCGCAAATTACCGCCTACGCGGCCCAAGCAAAGGCGACAATCAAGCGCACGAACATGAAGCCGCCGCAAGTGTCCAAGTACCCTGACGTGCTGATGACAGGTCGGCCAAAGGATGCGGCGTTCATACTCGATGGCGGCTTCAACTAGGTTTTATAAATGTGCAATAATGGGGGCTTTTAGGAGTCGCCATGAACGCAGGAAGACCAGCCAATACGCCAGAAGTGTTGTGGAACAAAGTTGATGTAAGAGGGGAAGACGAATGTTGGCCATGGAAGGGTTTTAAGGAAAAGTCAGGATACGGGCGAACTTGGATCAACGATGTTGGCTACTACGCGCATCGGGTCATCTTCAGTTTGGCGAATCCGGGACAGATTGAATTGAGAGCGCCAGCGAATAAGCGGGCAACAGGGTTTTTGATGCACACCTGTGACAATCGAATCTGCTGCAACCCAGCCCATTTGCGCGTCGCAAGCATCAAGGCGAACAACTTAGATTGTTTGCAAAAGGGTCGCAAAAAGCTGCCGATGGGCGAGAATCACCATAGGTCAGTTTTCAGCGATGTTGAGATTCAACAAGCATTGGAAATGCGGCAATCGGGACATTCGGCAAGGCAGATAGCGATGAAATTGAACAAAAAACGTGCAACCATTGAATCGCTGCTGCGCCGCCATCGGTTGCGTGAGAGTAAAGGGGCGTAACCATGGATTTTGGTTTTGTCGGGGCGTCCTACACCACCAGGTCGATCTACCAAGACGACCAGGAGTGCATCAACTTCTACCCCGAAATCGACCCGACGAAACAGCCAGGCGAAAGGGGGATTGTGGCGCTGTACCCGACCCCTGGCCTGGTGACCGAAATCACCTTCCCCATCCCCGCCGAAATCCGCGGGCAGCGGGCGCTGTCGGGCCTACAGTACGCCATCGCGGTTTGTGGGAATCGGGTCTACCGCATCGACCAGGCGTTGTCCTACACGCAGGTGGGAACGCTGACTACAAGCACGGGGCCGGTGTCGATTACCGACAACGTGATGACCGTGCAAGGGCTGACGGCCTACATTGTGGACGGCGTGAACCGCTACTACTACGTTGTGGCCACCAACACGTTCGTGACCTTGCCCCCGTCTGACGGGGCTTGGCAGGGTGCCGACGTGTGCGACACGGTGGACAACTACATCATCTACAACAAGCCAGGAACGCAGCTGTGGTCATCAACCGACTTGGGTTCGCCCCTGTCCACTCAAGCCTGGTACGGGGCCAAGGATGGGTCGCCTGACAACCTGGTGGCCTTAATCGTTGACCACCGCCAGGTCTATCTGCTGGGCGAAGTAACCACCGAAGTTTGGGTGGACGTGGGCACACAGATTCCTGGGCTGCTGACCTTCCCGTTTCAGCGCGTGTCTGGGACATCCAGCCAGAACGGTATCGGGGCGCGTTTCTCGCTGGTGCGATACGCTGAAACGTTCATGTTCCTGTCCCGCGACACGCTGGGCACGGCCACCATCGGCATGATGATGGGCTACGAGTACAAGCGGGTTTCGACTCATGCGGTGGAAAACAGCCTGATCGGCGTGAACGTCGAGAACGCCCGCGCTTGGTCGATGCAGCAGGAAGGCCACGAGTTTTACGTCATCACCTTCCCTGACATTGACCTGACCTGGGTCTATGACCTGGCCACCCAGCAGTGGTTCAAATGGCTGTGGTGGGACAGCCCCAACGCGGTTTATCAGCGCCACCGCGGGCAGAACTGCATCGCCTTTGCCAACAAGAACCTGGTGGGCGACTACGAAAACGGCAAAATCTACGCCATCGACTTTGACGCCTACACCGACGCTGGCAACCCGATCCGACGGCTGCGCCGCGCCCCGCACATCACGACCGACCTTCAGCGCCAGTATTTTGAGGAATTTCAAATCCAGTTTCAGCCTGGCGTCGGGCTGACCACAGGTGTAGGGGTAAACCCCCAAGCAATGCTGAGGTGGTCAAACGATGGCGGGTCTACCTGGTCAAACGAACATTGGGTCGGTATCGGTCAACAAGGGGTATATACCAACCGAGCCATCTGGCGGCGGCTGGGGTGGGCGCGTGACCGCATCTTTGAAGTGGCGGTGACTGACCCCGTGAAGGCTGTGATTGTGTCGGCCAACCTGAAGGCATCGCCTGGGGATAATTGATGCCAGCCCTCACGAACATCAGGTTTCCCACGTCGCCGTTCATTGAACAGGCCACGGGCAGACCGTCGCGTGAGTGGATACAGTGGCTGCAAAACCCCAACCTGGTCAGCACCACGGTGCAGTATCAGATCATCAATGGGGGCGAGATTAACAACACGATTATCGGCAACGTGACGCCCGCGCAGGGCACTTTCACGCTGCTGACAGCCCTAAACGGCATCGGGGGGGGTACGTTCTAATGGAACTGGAACTGATGAACGAAGTGCCGACCCGCGACCAGATTGACCGTCTGCAAGCGGAAATGGCCACAATGCCCCAGGCTGACCTACAGACCGAGCATTTTTTTAGCCCTGGGATGTACTGCCGCCGAGTGTTTCGGCCCGCGGGCACGCTGATTGTCGGCAAGGTTCATAAAGAGCCACACTTTTTTTTATGCGCCATGGGCGAGATAATCGCATGGACAGAAACGGGAATGCGGAAGTTGCAAGCCGGTGACGTTGTGGAATGCAAGCCCGGAACGAAGCGGGTGACCTTGGCGGTGACTGATGCTATCGGAATGACGATCCACAAGACCGACAAGACCGACCTGGACGAAATTGAAACAGAACTGATTGAGCCTGACGATTCGGCCTTGTTTGATTCGACAAACAAGTTGAAACAGATTGTTGGCCAGATGAAAGCCTTGGAAGGAAAAAGACTATGACATGGGTTGCCGTTGCAATAGGTGGTTCAGCCGTTCTAGGCTACATGGGCGCACGAAAACAGGCCAGCGCCGCTGAATCTGCTGCTGCTGGACAAGCTGGTGCGGCAGAGTACGCTGCCAAACAGCAGCGCGAAATGTTTGACATCATCAACGCGCAGCAAGCCCCGTACCGTCAAGCCGGTTACGGTGCGCTGACGCGGATTGGTGAACTGCTGCCAGGTCTGACTGCGCCAGTGTCCCGTGAGGAAATCATGGGTCTGCCAGGCTACCAGTTTGGCATTGAGCAAGGTACAGGCGCAGCCCGCGCCAGCATGAACGTCAGCGGCGGCGGGTCAAACGTTGACCGCGCAGCCCAGAAGTTTGCAATTGACTACACCCTTGGGACGGCCATGCCTCAGGTCATTTCGCAGCGTCAGAACATTTACAACACCCTGGCGGGCATCGCTGGCATCGGTCAGACGGCGCAGACACAAACTGGACAGCTGGGCCAAGCCGCGGCCAGCAACATCGGACAAGCTGCAATCGGCGGGGCGACCGCACTGGGCGCTGGCCAGATCGGTGCTGCAAACGCCATGGCGGGTGCGTATGGAAACATTGGAAATTCCGCGATGATGTATTCATTCCTGAACAGGCCAGCAGCATCCACCGCCGCCGCGATGGGGCCGGTTTATGGCCAGCAACCGTTGCCCGCTTCTTTTGCTCCTTATCAGGTGGGTTAAATCATGGCAGACCTAAGCGTAACCCCAATCGGCACCCAAGTTAAGCCCATGGCCACAATGAGCCTGGGCGACATGATGAACCTTGCCCGCGGCGCACAGGCGTACCAGCAAACCGAGCAAATGAACCCGCTGTTGCTGCAACAACAGCAGCAAGTTGTTGAACAGGCCAGACAAGTCAATCCTTTGTTGTTGCAACAGCAGCAACAAACAACCCGCACCGGTCAGATTGCGTTGACTCTTGAAGAACAAAAAGAGCGCGAACGAATGGCCATGCAGCAATTTTTGTCGAAGCCAGAAAACTACCAGACCAACGGGCGAATTGACATTGACAAGCTGAACGCGGCTGTACCAAACCTTGCGCCATTAACTGGATCAGAGTACGTTGCGAAATTTACAACTTTGGGCCAAGCGCAAACGCAAGCCATTGATGCCAAGCAGCGTTTGACCCAAGATCAGCGCAGCATGATCGCGCAGCGGTTCAGCATTCTTGGCCGTCTTGGCATCCAAGACAAAAGTGCGTACATCGCAGAAATGGATTTGCTGAAAAAAGAGAATCCAGGCAACCGTGATTTGGCCGACTTAATTGATGCTTACAAGGTCACCTGGCAAGACATCCCGTCAGGCCCGCAACTGCCGTCCATGGCCATCGCTGGAGCCAACACGCTGCTGTCGCCCGCCCAGCAACAGGAAGCCTTTGCCCCGCGGGCTGGCACGATCAGCAGTGGCGCGGCTACGTTCCCGACCACGACCACCGTTTCACCGGCTGGAGCGCCGCCTGTGCAGACTGTTGGCGGGACGCCTTTGGTTACCGCCCAACTTGGCCCAGGCCAGCGTGAAGTGGACACGGGTCGGGTTGACATGAACAACAATCCAATCGTTAACGTGTTTGACGCTAACGGGCGATTCCTTGGTCAGCGGTCTGGAAGTGGTACTCCTAGTGCTACACAGTTGCCAGGTGGTACGCAACCGACGCCGCTTGGAGGTGCTGCTCCCCCAGCTGCGCCTGGCATTTCTTTCACCGCGCCGACCAGATTTAATCCACCAGGTGGCGGCATTGATGTAAACAGAGATATTTCAAGCCGCCAACAATCGTACCGAAACCTGATGGAGCAAGCCGCGCAATTGCGGGCTACGAATCCAGGACAAGCGCGAGACTTGGAAGATAAGGCGCGTTATATCTTGCAAGGATTGAATAAAGACTACGGCATTCAGGCACAACAACCGCAAGGCATGGATACAGGGACGGTGACCCCAGTAGCCCGCATTCCTCCTGGAGAAACACAAGATACGGTTAACCTTGCCAATCAAGTGCGGATTAAGGCATTGGAATCGGCAACACAAGTGCCGATGCAGAACTTCAACAACAACGAAATCATTAAGTTGGCTGATGAAGCATTGACGGGTCGGGGCGCTGGTACTCTGGCCAACCTGACTGGTGGTTACGCCGTGTTCAACGCCGTCGGTCTGGGTGGTGGGAATGCAACCGCCCTGAACCAGTTGGGCCATTACATGGCGCTGCAAACCGCATCGCTGGCGCAGTCTGCTGGCCTTGGCACTGATGCCGCAAGGAACATTGCAGCCGAAAGCACCGGCACAATCAACTGGACGCCCGACGCAATCAAAAAGACGGCGCGGGTCAACAGATCGCTGGCCACCGCTACTGACTTGTTTAATCAGGGCGTCCAAAGCGCATTTGAACGAAGCAAAGGCAACCCGTTGTCAGCGCGTGACTTTCAAAACCGCTGGTCGCAGACTGCTGACATCAATGCCATTCGATTGTTTGATGCGATGCGAAACAACGATCCTGACGCATTTAGGGAAATTGTTGATGGGGCTGGTGGGCCGCAATCGCCTGGGTTTAACAGGTTGAAGACCAAGGTTGAAGACATCAAAAAATTAGTCGGGATGCAATGATGACTGACATCGAAGAATTTGCAGCCAAAGTCTACAGTGCGCCACCACCGCCGCGTCCTGCGCCCCCGCAAGCTGCTGCGCCAGTTGCACCTGCTGCTGTACCCGTTGCACCACCTGTTGCACCTGTTGCACCCGCTGCACCCGCTGCACCTGTGGCACCCCAACAGCGGCCAGCTGGGCCTGTTTTGGACGGTCTAGACCCTGAACTGGCCAACCGTCTGAACCAGGCGCGGGAAGCATACCGCCTACGGTTTAATAAGGATTTGCCGATCACAAGCGGGGTTCGCACCCGTGAGGATCAGCAGCGTTTGTATGACCGCTGGAAGGCTGGCGACAAGTCAATCTATATGCCGCTGAACCCGGCAGACTATCCGAAGCAGACGACTTTTCACACAGACGCAGTTGATATTCCCACGTCAGTGCCCGAGCCGTTTTTGCGTGAATTTGGCATCCACCGTCCGCTGGGCAGCAAAGACCCCGTTCATGCGGTTGTGATGCCGAGCAGTCAACCAGCTGCTGCCGCCCCTGCTGCACGGCCAGCTGCACCTGGTGCAACACCCGCTGCGCCCGCCGCACCCGCTATTAACCCATCAGACCTGATGTCATCTCAAGCGGTGGATGCGTTTGCTGCCCAGGCTTATGGCCAGCCGCCCAAAAAAGGCGCTGTGGCCAGCAAAGTAACATCATTCCTACGCGGCAGCGCGGCATTGGCTGATACGCTATTGGGCGTTGTTCCTGGCGTTGCCGGGATGGCCACCTACGCTGGTGCCCGTGCTACTGGCCAAACGCCCGAGCAAGCTACCGCCACCCAAGCCCGTGTGACTGGTGCATTGGAACGCCCTGTAGGCCGAGCCTTTGGCGTGACTGAAACGCCAGAGTACAAGGGCGAAGCCAGCCAGAAGATCATGGAATTTATTGGCGAGAACGTCGGCAAGGGTGCGGACTGGATCAGCAAACAGACTGGAATGCCTAAGGCCGATGTTGAGTATTACCTAAACCTTGGCCTGACCGCTGCGCCTTTCAGCAAGACTGTGCAGCGTGAAGTAGGCATGGCTGGCCAGGCCGCAGGGCAAGCCGCAGGTAAAGTGGTGGAAGCCGTTGCCCAGGTTACGCCAGCACCTATCCGCACCGCGGTCAGGGCTACGACTGAGGCCATTGCACCAGGCACAACCACAGCGCCCGCAAGAGCGCCGACGATTGGCGTTCCTGCTGCTCCTGTTGTCCCTGCTGCGCCCGCCGCCCCGCAGCCCGTCCTGGGCCGTGGCAGCGTTGGTGCCGCAGGTGTGCCTGATGCCACAATCATTCGGCAAGCATTGCTGACTGCAACCCCAGAATTTCAGCAGTTGTTTGGCAATATGCCGCTGGATAAAGTCAACACACCCGTGGTGCTGCGACGCCTTGAGGGCGATTCGTTGCCCATTCCTATCCGACTGACTGAAGGCCAAGCCACTGGCGACGTGGTGAAGTTGTCCACAGAACAAAATCTGAGAGGAAAACAGCCAGCATTTGCCCAGCGGTTCAACGAACAGAACACCCAACTGGTGGAAAACGTGCCGCTGATCCGCGAACGCGCAGCGCCCGACGTGTACGCCACCAAGACCATCGAATCCAGCCAGGCGCTGATTGATGCCTACAAAGCACTGGACGATGCCCGCAGCGCCGACATCACTGCTGCTTACAAAAAGCTGGAAGATGCCAACGGCGGTCAATTCCCCGTAGATGGCCAAGCAATTGTGCGTAATGCAGACGCCTTGTTGGCCAAAAAAATGAAAAGCAATTTTGTGCCGCCTGAAATTGCCGCTGACCTTAAACGGTTCCGCGAAGGTGAGCCGATGACGTTTGAACAGTTTGAGGCGTTGCGAACGAATCTGGCGGCTGAAGGTAGAAAAGCCGCAAGGGCTGGCGACGGCAACAGGGAAGCCGCCGTCAATTTTATTCGTGACGCTATGGAAGCCTTGCCCCTAAAAGGCGAAGCCGCAGCATTAAAACCGCTGGCAGACCAAGCCCGCACGTTGGCCAAGGCACGTTTTGATGCACTTAAAAAAGACCCAGCCTACAAGGCCGCGGTTGATGAAACCGTGCCCGCTGACAAGTACTTTGACAAGTTCGTAGTCAACGGGGTCAACAAGAACATCAACACGATGGTTGAAACGCTGGGCCGTGATTCTGTGGCCCATCAGCACATGAGGGCTGGCACCATTAACTGGCTGTCTGACAAAGCCGGTATCGTGGACGGGCGTGGAAACTTCAGCCAGGCCAACTACAACAAGGCGCTGAAGCGGCTGGACGACGTGAACAACTTTGGGGCCATCTTTGACCCTGACAGTCAGTTGCAGTTGCGAACCCTTGGCAACGTGGCCGCGTACACGCAATTCCAGCCCCGCGGTTCGTTTGTCAACAATTCCAACACCCTGGTGGGCTACTTGGCCAGCAAAGCCGCTGGTGGGCTTGAGCAGGTCGGTAATGTTGCGGGCCTGAAGACTATCGGCTACCCCATCGGCAGCGAAATACGCCGCGGCGTAAGTGCAGCCCGTGAGCGCCGCGAAGTTGAACGCGCCCTAAGCCCTACTGCTGGAACAACTCTGCCGCCTGGTTCCCAACCAGCTGGGTCTACCCTGCAAGAAGTCAGCCAGGGCAGGGTGCCAAATATCATCAACCCGCCACCACCGCCCCGCATTGAGCCAACGTTCGACTTTACACTTCCCCCTGGTGCGACTGACCTTGAGGCTTTGGGTAAGAGCCAGTTCAAGCGCAAGAAATGAACAGGGAACAGATGATGGCGCATTTTGAGGAAGCGAACATTGATCCAGTCAAGTACGGTCAACTATGGGAAAAAGTCCAGGGTTACGAGCGCCGGTTTGATGAAATGGAAAAGAAGATTGACAAGATGGAAGGCAACCTGGAAAAGCTGGTCGCCTTAGCCAACCAGGGCCGCGGTGGGTTCTGGGTAGGGATGTCGATTGTGTCGGCTGCGTCTGCCGCGGCTGGTTATGTAATGTCCCATTTCGGGAAATCTTGAAAGGAAGACACCATGAAATCGTATCTACTTGAACGCATGAAGGAAGCATCGACCTGGCGCGGCCTGACCCTGCTGCTGACTGCTTTGGGCATCCCACTGGCACCTGGCGTGGCCGACGCGGTGATTGCCGTGGGCCTGGCCGTGGCCGGTCTGATCGGTGCCGTAACCCCTGATCGTCGATGACCTTCAAACTGTCCAAGCGGTCGCTGGCCAACCTTGAGGGCGTGGATCACCGCCTGGTGACCGTTGTTCACCGGGCCATTGAGTTGACCAAGGTGGATTTTGCGGTGATCGAAGGCGTCAGGACGCTAGAGCGCCAGATTGAACTTTACAACAAGGGTGCCAGCCAAATCCGCGAGGGTGGCAAACACGTTGTAGGTCAAGCAGTTGATCTGATGGCCTATATCGGCACCAGAGGGTCTTGGGAACTGAACCTATACGATGACATTGCCGATGCCATGAAAGCGGCTGCAATCGAGCATAACGTGCCTTTGCGGTGGGGTGCCGCCTGGACGGTATCTGACATCCGCAAATGGCAGGGCACGATGGAATCGGCGATGAACTCTTACATTGACGAGCGCCGCCGCCAAGGTAAACGCCCGTTTATTGACGGCCCGCACTTTGAAATCGTCTAAAGTTTGATTGCGTTTAGGTTGAAGTTGTCGGACATGACTTCAGCATAGTCAAAATGACGGCCAAAGCAGTCCCTGAACGAAACGCATTCGTCTGACCAGCCTTCCACGGCGTTGTTGTAAATGTACGCCTTCTTGGGCACGGTAATGGTGCCGCACAGGAAGTGCAAACCCTTAGCCGTGACGCGCCAGAACCCGTCTGACCGCTTGCTGTCGTCGTCGTTGCCGCCCTGTTCGATCAGCCCCCACTTGGCCATGGTGGTGTAGTTTTTGCCCCGCAGCATCCAGGCCGGTGCAATCGGTGGGACGTTCACCCAGCCTTCAGCGTCGCACGGTGCCTTAGACAGCCACAGCAGCGCCAGGGCGTGGGTTTCGGTGATGGTAAAGGGTGAAATCTTGCCCCACTTGCCGCAGCAGGGGCAATGGCCCCCGTCGCCTTCAATGGTGACCCGCCAGTCAGCCTTGAGTTTGGCCAGCAGAATTTCCTCATCGCTCCAGATTTCAAACTGCATGGCCCCTCCTAAAACCACAGGTAGAACCCGTGCAAGATGCCGATGGGAAAAAAGATCGCCCCAGCCAGTAAAAAGCCCCACATCCCATCTGCAAAGCAGGTGAAGACATGGGTCAACCAGGCGAGGAAACACAGAACGCCGATGATGTAACCCATGGTGACCCCTTAGAACGGCGTGTCGTCCATGTCGTCGAACCCGCTGCCGCGCTGCTGGCGGGGCTGGTCTTCCCGCGGCCTTGGTTCGTTCATGTACGCCCAGCCGTCCCAGCCGCCTTCCTTCAACGGGATAACGTCGATCTTTAGCATTTCACCGTTCTTGGTGTCAATGACCGAGCCGATGCGTTGGTAGCGGTTTTTCTGCTGGCCGTCTTTGTTGGTGTACTGGCCAGTGATGACAGTGATTTCTTTGGTGACTTTAGGCATTTCATTCCCCGATAATTTTCTTCAGTGCT